CCTGTGCAAATCCCTGATGATTTTGCTGCAGTCCAATTATTATTTATATGAATCCTATCAGAAATTGAGGAAGATTTTACCTGATAATTGGACAACTGTAAATTATTTGAGGATTTAATACCTGGAATTGTAAGAAATATTATCAAGTAAAAGAGAGTTTAAAGATAATTATTTAATATACGCATTGATTAACAATGATGAAATAGTTTATATTGGTCAATCAAAAAATATTTTGTTAAGATTAAATGACCATAGAAACAGTAATAAAGTTTTTGATAGTTGGTGTATTGTAGAAAATTTAGGAACTTATACAACAAGTAAAGAAGTTAATAGATTAGAAGAAAAGTATATCAGAAAATTTCTACCAAAGTATAATAAGATACACAACACTAAATATCAAAAGAAAGTGTTAGACAAGAATAAGGCTTTAAAAGAATTAGAGGAAAAAATAAGAAGAAAAAATATTTGGAAACGTTCACAAATAGGGATTGTTTCAAGAGGATAATTACTAACTTTAATACATATATAAATAAATGGAAGATTTAACTATTAGAAAATTAGCAGAAAAGATTGCAAAAGATTTTCAATTATCTGTAAAAGAAAGAACAGATAGCATATTAGAATTAGATGCTATACAATATCAAAATCTTGGTATAGATTCTACTAAAACAGAGAAAAAAAAAGTTAAATCAGATAGTAAGTATTTATATAAACTTGTAAAAGGATTTAATGAGACTGATGGTAACTTACTGTTGAATCATATGGATGCTTAACAAATGATTAAAAAAAAACTATGCCAAGAACTGCAAAGAAACCTACAAGAAGTAAATTAGTTAAAAAACTTGATGTAGTATTTAGTCAGTATATAAGACTGTCTAATGCAGATAAGAATGGCTATTGTACTTGTGTAACTTGTAGTAAGAAGTTTCATTGGAAAGAAATACAAGCAGGACACTTTATGAGTAGAAAGCATTACTCTATACGTTGGGATGAAAGAAATGTTAAACCGCAATGTGTAGCCTGTAATGTCTATAGAGCAGGAGAGCAATATAAGTATAGTTTATATCTTGGTAATAACTTATCTCAAAAGCTGCTTGAAGAAAGTAGGGAACTACGTAAATTTACAAATATCGAGTTAGAAGAAATGATTTCTGATTATAGTGATAGATTGAAAAAACTTACTTGATTAATTCTTGTATAATTGTTCTTTGTTATGGAGGGTAAGATTAATTTCTTATCCTCTTTTTTTTTGTTAAATATTTTTTTGTATCTTTACGATATGGAACATTATACTAAAGCAGAACTCTATGGCGAGGTCTTGGAACTGCAACACGAAAACGAAAAACTCAAAGAACAATTATTTTTAAGTTATGAAAGAAACAAACATTAATCAGAAACTCTTTAATCTCCAACAAGAGATAGGAACAATTAGCAAGGATGCAAGTAATCCTTTTTACAAGTCAAAGTATTTTGACATCAACTCTTTAATCAATCAGCTTAATCCTCTCTTAAAGAAGCATAGATTACTTCTACTGCAACCAATAGAGGAAGATAGTGTTTATAGTAAACTTATCTGTGTTGATGGAACAGGAGGTGTTATATCAGGTTTAAAGCTACCTGAAATAAACGACCCACAGAAATTAGGTTCAGCAATTACTTATTATCGTAGATACACTTTAGCTTCGCTTCTTGGATTACAAGCAGTAGATGATGATGGTAATGTAGCAAGTGGAGTAACCGAAGAAAAGAAATGGTTAAACCAAAACACACCTGAATTTAGTAAAGCAATAGAATTTATAAAAGGTGGAGGTAGCATAGAAGCTATAAAAAGCAAGTACAAGGTATCTAAAAAAGTAGAAGATGAACTTGCAAAATTGTAGAATTAAAAAAGTATATTACACAACTAAATATAATAATCAATCAATAAAAGTAGAAATATGGAAATTACAGGAAACATCAAGGTTATTCAAGACATTGAATCAGGAACTTCTAAATCAGGCAATGAGTGGTCTAAAAGAACTATCGTTGTAACAACAGAAGGAGACTATCCACAAGACTTACCTATTGACTTTATGGGTAAAGCTATGGAGGACATTCAAAAGTTTCAAGTAGGAAACCCTGTTACGGTTAGCATTAATTTACGTGGAAGCCAATACAATGGTAAATACTATTCAAGTATTAACGGTTGGAAGATAGCACACACAATAGGAAACGTTAGCAACACAGAACAGAATCCTGCAAGAGAAACTGCAGATTTACCATTTTAAATAATTGGGGGATTAAGTTCCCCCTTTTTTTATATATTTATGAAAAAGATATTTGAAGGAGAGATGCCTGATGACTTTTGGAATTATTTAGTAAATCCAATAACAGGATATTATATAGAACATAGAAACAAAAATGAATATAACGAGGAAATCGTAAGGAAGTATGCGAAAACTCCGCAAAGTATATGATAGCACAAGCAAAGAAATTACAAGATAGGATTTTAGATATCAAGTATGGCAGAATAAAAGAAGGACTTAAAATAGGAGTTCCTGAAATTGATGAACACATACGATTCAAAAAAAACTTACTAATAGCAATAGGACACGCTAACGTAGGTAAGACTACAACACTTATTTACTTTTATGTATTGTGGGCAAAGAAACACAATCTTAAATTCTTAATATGGTCAAGTGAGAACAGTCCTGAATCAATATTAAGAAAGATAATAGAGTTTAGAATGGGTAAACCTATTCAAGAGGCTACAGACACTTTAATAGATAAGGCAGTAGAGTGGTCGAATCAACACTTTAAAATAATAGAAGTAGAGGACTTATACACTTATAAAAGTCTTTTAAAAGAAGCACAACAAATAAAAGATGCTTGGAGTTACGATGGTTTATTAATAGACCCTTACAACTCGTTGGCTAAAGATGCAGCAGTACTTAAAATGGTAGGAAACGCACACGAGTACGACTATCAGGTTTTGACTGAATTAAGAATATTTAGCAAAAAGAATGACGTACAGGTTTGTGTAAATGCACACGGAGTAACCTCTGCACTTCGTCAAGTACACCATAGCGGACACGAATATGAAGGATTAACAAGACCATTAGCAATGAGTGATGCAGAAGGTGGTTCTAAAATTAGTTCACGTGCTGATGACATATGGTGTATTCACAGATATGTACAACATCCTACCGATTGGATGTATTCTCACATTCACGTTTTAAAAGTAAAGGAGAACGAAACAGGCGCAAGACCAACAACGTTTGAGCAGCCTATAAGTTTAAGAATGAAAATAAATAACGTAGGATTTGAATATTTAGGAAAAGATTTAATACAAGAAAATAAAGAAATAAAACCTTTAGAGATATGATGTTACTTGGACTTTTAATGGTAATCACTTTGGTTTATTTAATTATAGGTCAAATCAAAAATGCAGATATCATTTTAAGTCCTGTAATAGGAATGATGTTTGGTTTTTTATATAGCAAAGAACAGTTAGAAGAAGGAGACGAAATAATACTACAATGTGTTATTGGTGTAATTAGTATAACTGTTATATGGATAAACCCTCACAATGGCTCTCTATAGTTGCTCAAAGGCATAAGGAATGGGTCAGTATAGTAAAAAGTTTTGGCGAGTATGACTACGCTGAAGATATAGTACAAGAGTGTTATTTGACACTACATAAATATGCAGATGAAAGCAAGGTTATTAGAAATGGTGTTGTTAGTCGTGGGTATTTGTATTTTACTTTGCGTTCTTTGTATTACCAATATTATAATAGTAAAAGAAAGATTGATAAAGTTTCTCTTGATGATGACCAAATTACCATCCAAATTCCAAACGATTCGCAAATGGATGAACAAATAGCTTTCAATAAGATATGTACTATGATAGATGACCACATAGATACTTGGAGATGGTATGAAAAAAAGTTATTTACCTTGTACAGGGATACAGAACTCTCTATAAGGGGAATAGCTAAAGAGACTAATATTAGTTGGGTAAGTATATTTAACACGCTTAAACACGCTAAAAATGAACTAAACGAAAAGTTTAAAGAAGATTGGGAAGATTATATAAATAAAGATTACGATAAGTTATGAAAGATTTTAAAGGAGACAAACGCTCAAAAGAATACAGAGAGTGGAAAAAGAAACACGCAGAAGCAAGTGAAGGACTTGGAGATACTGTAGAGAAGATTACAAAAGCTACAGGAATTAAAAAGGCGGTAAAGTTTTTAGCAGGAGAAGATTGTGGATGTGATGAAAGAAAAGAAAAGCTAAACCAAATATTTAGATACAGAAAACCTGAATGCTTAACAGAGCAGGAGTTTCGTTTAATCAAGGATGCAGTAGACACTAAAAAGAATAAGTTTACTCCTGATGAACAAAATGCTTTTGTAGATATCTATGAAAGAATATTTAAAACCAAAGTAGAATGTACACCTTGTAGTTTTGCTAAAGTAGTGTATAAGGATTTGGTAGCAGTTTACAATCAATATTTATAATGTATAAAAACCCAATAAGTCCAAATACATATTCTAAACTGAATAAAGACAAGAGTATTAATAAATACTTTAAAAGTGATTCGGTTGGAAAGTGTATGAAGCTGATAGATGATTACTATCAATCTACAGATAACTTTTGCAAATTGGGATGGGAAAATTATTATTTAACCGAAGAAAGAAAGAATAGGTTGAATGATATTTATAAGGAGTTGAGGGAAGAGCAACAAGAAGTATTAGGTGTAGATTTATCTGATTATATCTTCTACCGTGTACTTGGACAAACGTATAACGGATATGTAGCAGAGTTAAATATCCTAAAGGAACTAAAAGAAAGTTTTCCAAAATTAGATTTTATAAAAGCTACTTATGAATTAGATGAGAAATATTTTACAGACTTTGAAGTTTATACAGGTGGCTTATTAATATTTGGTGGACAGATAAAGCCTATCTCTTATTTGTATATGAGTACACCATATCAAAAGAGAGCAAAGGAAAATCACAAAAGACAAAGAGATGAATACGTTAAAAAGTTTAATGTACCTCATTATCTTTTGTATTACGATGAAAACGGTTTATATGAAAAAGAAAATATATGTAATAAAATAAATACTATATTAGCACTAAAGAACAATACGATATGAAGAAACTAAACAATTTACGAGAAGCAGAGTACTACACAAACTTTAATTTAGTAGGAGAGAAAATAGTCAAGTGGAGAAAAGCAAAACCTGAAAACAAAGACCTTAATGAGTTTTATTTTGCTTGGCAGGAAGTAGGCTTTTATGTACACAATCTTATAACAAATGAAAGGCTATACAATCAATCCATAAGAGAATACAGAGCAGACAAGGATAGAGCAGTTATGAGAGCAAGAAAAGCCGAACAAAAGATAGAAGAACTTGAAAAGGAGATAACCAAATACAAAGCACTCTATGGATGATTTATTTGTAGGATATATTACGTTTAGGATTATAGAGTGGTTAGTATATCAAATATTTAAAAAATGAGTGATAGTATAAAAAAGTGGGAGGAAATGATGGAAGCAGGAGGCTACACCACAGATTCAACCTATAATCATTTACCTAAAGACCCTATAGTGGAAAAGGTAATAAACAAGATGAGAGCAAGAAGTAGAGATGGTATATTAAAATACGGTACTACATTGCACGATTCTCCTGATGGATTCTATCGGTTCTTAAATCATTTACAAGAGGAACTTATGGATGCAATATTATATATAGAGAAACTAAAACAACAGAAGTAATGCCACTACCTAAACCAAAAGCAACAGAAACACAAAAGGAATTTATACAAAGATGTATGATTGATTCCAATATGGTAACAGAGTTTAAAGACAAAGACCAACGCTTTGCAGTATGCTCACAAATCTACAGGGATGAAAGAAGCTAACTTAATTAAAATGCAGCACGATATAAAGCTAACCCAACAAGCGTTAGTAGTGGCTTTAAATAAAATAGAAAAGCTTGAAGAAAAAGTTTTCTCAAAAGATGAAGATGTTAAATAATTGTTTATATTTGAATAAATATATTAAATATGACATACGAAGAACTTTATTACAGGTCAATGACAGACCACGAATTACAGAGAGTAATTAACACACATCAATTCTTGGATGGTTACGCTCACAGATGTCAGCAGGAACTGAACAGGAGAAAAGAAGAACAAAACGAAATTACAAGGTTATGATTACACTATTAAACGGAGAAACATTTCTCAAAGAAGAAATAGTAGGAATGGCTTATGATGATTCATTCTACTACCGACATCTTGGACAGTATGCGTTAAGTAGTTCATCTCTTAAAACACTACTTAAAAGTCCAAAGACTTATAGAAACATTCTAAAGTACGGAGACCCTAATCAGGATAGTCCTGCTTTATCTGCAGGTAAGTTAGTACATTGGATGATACTTGAACCTCACAAAGTAGATAAGCTACATTTTGTAGATGCTTCCACAAAGAACACCAATCTATACAAAGATGCTAAAGCAAAGTATGGAGAAGTGTTTTTGACTAAAGAAAGAAGCGCAGCAGAAAGATTAGCAGACGCAGTATTAAGAAATGAAGCAGCACTCAAACTATTAACTAAATCAGAGTTTGAAGTACCTGCAATAGAAATGATAGAGGACTTACCATTTAGAGGTAAAGCAGATATAATTCAAGGAGACACTATAATTGATTTAAAGACTTCTGCGGAACTTTCTAC